TCCACCATCCGTCAGGAAGCCACATCGTCATTCACCCCTGTTAAATTCTCCCGCTGTTAAATCAGGAGGCTGGTTTTTCACCTTCCCAGGCAGGCCCGCCTCGACCGGCCCGATGCAAACGTGCAGGTGTTCCTCCATGCAGTCTCCTTCCTTGCAGACCCAGAGCCCGCAGTACCCGCACTCCTTCAACTCCCACGGGTCTCTTCGCTCGTCGCAGTTGGAACAGGACTTGAAGCCCTTGTCATCCGCCTTCCAGCCAGGGCTGCATATGTCCCAGTGCCGCTCCTTCAACTCGTCCTTGTGGTACTTGGTCATCCCGCGCACGTCCGGCGCGATCTCGTCTCCGCAGCGGTGACAGGCCATGCCGTCGCCGGGTTGTGGTGGTCGGTCAGGATGCCACGCGAGCCGCATTGGGCACCTCCTTTGTGCTGTCGTACACCACGATACGGGTGTCCGCCTCCTCGTGGTCGAGAGATACTGCCAGGCGCAGGTGGCTCAGGGCCTCCAGCGGCGACTTGCCAGAGAAGCCCTGCATCCTGGCCTCAAATGTCGGGCTGTACCCGATGTGGTATGCGATCCCAACCCGCCCCGTCTGATACCTGATGGCCTCTGCCTGGACCGACACATACGCCGTGCTCGGTACGATGGAGATGGCCTCGTCGAGGAACTGCTGTAGGTCCATCATTGGTCTGCCCTTTCAAAGCGAACCAGGTTGTCTCTCCTGATAACCTACAGCTCCCTATCGGCATTGTCAACAAAAATATTGCTGGCAATATGGCGGACTTGGCAGCATTTGGCGTAAGGTTGTTCCAAGTCTGGACTTGGAACAGCCCTTTTTTTGGCCAAGAAGGGTCTTGCCTATCCGCGATATTTCGTTAGAAATGAGGTTTATGGTGTGGAAACTAGGTCAGTGCACATTTCCCAAGCTGGACGTCGTCGGTTCGAATCCGATCGCCCGCTATACCGCAAGTAGTTGGAAAAGCTAGAGTTAAGGCAAAAGCGGCATCCGATGGGCTGTGATTCTGTTCCAAGTTTGTTCCAAGTTTTGGCCCTGCTGGAGGTCTCCGATGGCGTCTAAGCGGTGGCTTCCCAACAGAAAGCGATGGCAGATCCGGTGGTATGCGGTCATCGACGGCCAAGAAAAAACCGGCTCCCGGACGTTCCAATCCGAGGCCGAGGCCGACCGATACGCCGCCCTGTGCGAGGAGGAGATCGCCTCCGCCCGCCAGCCCACGCCCACTTACGACGCCCTGGCGTCCGCCGTGGCCCGGTGGCAGACCACCATCGAGCGAACCTGCACCGACCGCACCGCGGGCCTGTACAAGGACGTCCTGGCCCGGTTCCTGGCCGCCCTACCCGAGGACACCGACGTATCCTCTCTGAATGCCCGGCACATTGCCGACTACCTCGACGCCATGTCCGGTGTCACCAACCGCACGGTCAACAGTCACCTGACGGCCCTGAAGTCGTTCGGCAAGTGGCTGGCCGAACGGTACAGCCTGCCCAACCCGGCCGCCACGGTCAAGATGCGCCGCGAGGACCCGCCCGACGCCCGGTTCTTGAAGGCTGCCGAGTACCGCAAGGTCCTGGCCCTGGCCACTGGCCAGATGCGTGACGTCCTCCAGGTGATCGCCAACACGGGCCTGCGCGTCTCCGAGCTACTGGCCCTGACCGGCGCGGACGTGCAGGGATCGGTCGTTGTCGTGACGGGCAAAGGCCGCAAGAGGCGGGCAATCCCTCTGAACCGCGAGGCCAAGTCCGTCCTGCACCGGCTCAAGAAGCAGTTCGGTGACGGTCGGTTGTTCACCTTCGCTGGTGAGTTCAAGCGGCCCAGGCAGGCGATCTTCGCCCGCTGTGTGGCCCTGGCAGACCAGGCCAAGATTTCGCACTTCGGGCCGCACTCGTTGCGACACCTATTTGCGACGGAGCTTATGGCCCAGGGCTGCCCTATCGGCCATGTCTCTCAACTGCTCGGCCACTCCAGCATCAGAACGACCGAGGCCGTCTATGTCCACTGGCTGCCCGCCCACCTTGCGGGCTCGACCGACGCCCTTCGGGTTGTGTTTGGTCCTAAAAAACCGCCGCAAGTCCGCAATCGCCCATAGCTGAATGCGTTTTCCGTGGCCGATGGTCGGCGGAGGCAGTTCGTGCCGGCGGATCATGGCTCGAAGCGTCGCATCGCACTTAACTCCAAGCACCTCCATGAGTTGCTGACGACTAATGAGGATGTTTGTCACGGCTGGTCCTCCTTGCTGCGTGTAATAGTGGCCATATTGCGGTAATTTTGCTTGCATTAGGCGCAATTAAGCCGCAAACTCAAGGCGAGACGGAACGTGAGCTACGAACCTTGATTGTCGATGTGTAGTTTACAGCCAGTGGTATGGCTGTCAAGCAGAAGTCAGCAAGCAAGAAAGAAACAGGCAAGAATATGTAAAGGAGATGGCAAGATGGTTAGGGCAACGCCGATTGTTGGCTCCGTGGCACGCACCTATCAGCTTAGTGTGCCGATGGCCATGGCGCTGGAGGAGCGCAAGGGCGAGAGCCGCCTGGCGCGCAAATCAGACAACGTCAGGGCCGCAATACTGGTCTGGCTGGCGGTCAACCACAAGCTGCCCGCCACAAGCCGCCGCACGCTCGACATGGCCAACGAGACCAACATGAAGTTGGCGACCACGGAGATCCTCCGCACCCTGCTGGATGAGATCAAGGCAACCAAGCCCACGGTAGACTAGGCACGGAAACAAGAACGCCGGGCCCTTGCAGACCCGGCGCTCGGAAGGAGGGTGAACCGTGTGCTCGGTGTGTGTGGCCGTTAGAACTGGTACGCGAGCCCGATAACGAACCGGGAATCGTCGATATCGGCAAGCTGATCCCAGTCGGCCGCTGTAAACGCGCGCTGCCATTCCACGCAGAACTTCACCTTCTCATCGCCCCAGGCTAGGCCAACCAGTAGGGCAGCCGTTGCGTCGTAGTCATGCCCACCGCCTGTCTCCTCGACCCGCAGCCCACCGATGACCGCGCCCGTGTAGACCGTAGTGACCAACTCCACCTGACCCGCATCGAACGGCAAGGTGATGGGCACAGGATACTCGTGCACGAGGTCCCAGGTGCCTACGGCTGCCAGGCCCAGCGTATCCATACCTTCGCTGTCCTCCTGGCCGGAGAACTGCAAGCCGATCCACGACCGGCCCTCGGGCTCGGCCGGACGCACGCCCACCCGGCCTGCCAGGTAGTCGTCGCCGCCCAAGGCGCCCACGGTCCAGACCTTATCCGCCTGAGCCACCGCGGCCAGGCACAACAGAATGACCATCACTGCCGTTCTCATGTGCAATCCTTTCAATAAGGTGTTCCTTGCATGGGTATGGGTTGTCAGGCCACCTGGCCACAGCCACAAAGCCGACCCTCCCACAGCTACACCGGTATCGGTACTCCTGCTCCGTGACCCACTTGTACGCCTCCGGGTCTGTGCTCACTGGGCCGCTTTGGCTCTCGCCAGTTCTTCCTTCTCGGATGGACTGTGCTCGAACCGGAACAGGACCGCTATGGGCTGATGGATGACGTCCGCGACCGAGTCCGACTGGCCGTTGTAGACGCTCTTGACGCAGACCCGCCACCAGTAGGCCCTGATCCTCTCTCGCATTTCCAGCGCATTTGCAGGCGATAGCAGTTTCCGTACAAGCCGGATGAACACGCCCATCGCCACGGGCAACAGCAGTTTTTCCAGAAACTTGACCATAGAACCTCCTTGCCGCTTGGGTCGTAACGCGGCGACAGTCTCTGCGAGTTCGGCTTGCAGTTGCGGGAACTCATCGGTTGTCATGGGTTAGGCCCGCGTCATACCGTGGCATTCGCTTGACTTCGACGTGCTGCCTGTGAGCCCAGGCGGACCCGCAATCGACATACCCATCTTGCGTCACAGTGATCTCCACGCCGTGCTCCAGCGTCAGTTCTCCGTTGGCCATCCAGTTGAGCAGGTTGAGCCTCAGCATGGCCAGTAGGTCGTCGAGCTTTCGCTCCGCCAGGCCCATCCCGCCGGTCTGGTCGGAACACGTCGATAGGTTGAATTGCAGTGCCACGTCTCAGTCCTTTGCAGTCGGCCGTCACTGTGTCAGCATCTCCTTCAGCATGGTCTTGATCTCTGCCAGACTCGCGTAGATATGCGATAGCTCGGTCTGGTACGACTCCCGCAGCCGGGCCAGGTCCGTCGTAACAGCCATCAGCGCCGTCGAGCCGCGAGCATCGAGTTTGGCTACTCTGGCCTCCAGGTCCGCGTACTGGATCTTCAGTTCGTTGTTGCTGATCGCCAGTTCCACACTGCGAGCATCGACCGCGTTGAGTCGCTCGGCCGTTTCGTACAAGGTCGTTGCCAGCATGTCGTCCTGGTGGCGCAGGTCGTCGTACTTGGTCGTCATGGCGATCACCGCTTGCAAGACGAACACCACCACGCCAACTGGCACACCGATACTGGCGATACTTAGGGCCTTGTGCGCCTTCACCGTCATGCTACTCCTCCTCGATGGTGCCGTAGGACTCCTTGATCATCCACTTGCCCGCCTCGATGCAGCGGATCGTTAGGGTCGCGCCTGCACTGTTGAGCTTGGTGTAGTGCCCTGCTGCGTTGCCGTAGAACAACTCCGATCCGTTGGGATCGACTGTGATTGTGTTGGCGTCCGCTGTCCGCACGAACGTGTACTCCAGGCCAACGACCGCAGGAGGCAGGGCGAAGGTGATGGCCTTCGTCGCGCCGGTGTTGGTGAAGTACGAGCCCGCCTCGCTGGCCTTCACGGAGTAAGCGGCCGTCTTGGCTGTGGCACCTTCCTTGCTCAAGAATACGCCTGTGGCATTCACGTCGCCGACAACGTCAATCGCATTGCCCGCGTGGGTATGTCCTGTCTTGACGCCGATTCCGTTGGCGTCCACCACGACGATGGGCAAGTTTCGTATCCGCAGTTCGGTGACGCTGTTGCCGTCCGAGTTGAGCAGGGTCCCGTACCGTGTGTCTTGCATCAGGGAGTAGTTCCGCTCGTTCGGATCGTTCGCATCGAACCAGATCCCAGGGTAGTCGTGACTCTTGCCCTCCAAAACATCCAGCCGGATCGTATTGGAGCCTGACGTGATCTCGATAGGCCAGTTGATCGCAAACAGGTCGTCCTCCGTACTGACGTACCCAAGCAGATCGTTGGCGTCCAACGCCTGCAACATGACCTGTGCCCACGGGCTAAACGGGACCAGGGCGGCCGTGCCGGACCCGGTGAAATACGGCAACGTATTCGCGTTGGACTCAAGGCCCGCCAGGGCCGCAAGCTCCGCGTCCGTGATGCTGACCGTGAACATCGTGATCCGGCCGACGTTGCTGCTGAGTGTGCGGCTGGTACTGGATACCTGCGTCATGCCATCGGCCGTAACCGAGTAGCCCCAGCCGTCCGGTCCCCACCAGGACACGCGCCCGCCGGAGATCGTCGTGTTGGTGCTGGTCGTCGTGACCGGGTTGGTCATCTGGTGGTTCAGGTCCGGGTCCTTGTAGATCACGGCCGCAGTCGTCGTGCCAGGCACGTAGATCGTCATGGACGTGATATCCAGTTCCTCGCCGTACTCGTCCGTGACGCGGATGGAGTGGTAGAGCAAGCCTTCCTCTTGGGCGAGGGCGGGCGAGCAGAACAGGAGCAGACCTAGCGCAGCAAGAAGCGTGTTCCGTATCGTCATTTGTCCACCTTGCCCTGTGAGTTCTCGTTCCGTTGTTCGAGCCGCTTGCGTCGAGCAGCCTCCCGGCCCGCCTGGAGGATCTCGCCCAGGGATGGAGCCTGCCCTGTCCGCCGTTGGTACTCGGCCTGGAGGCCCTGGACCCGGACTTCGCTGCCCTTGTTGAGCTGACCGCTCCTGGTCGTCGATCCGGCCAGCATACCCAGGAGGTCCTGGATGCTCGGCGGCTCGGGCGGCTTGATCCCGAGCGGCTCAAGCTGGATCTGCAACTCCTGGCTCCGCCGCTCCTGGCCCTTCTTGGTCTCGCCCTCAAACTTCAGTTGGCCCTGCACTACCGCCGTCCGCTTGTAGAAGGTCTCCTGGAACTGATCCAGCGTGCGGTCCACGTCCACGTCGTAGCCTCGGATACCGAAGATGCCACGGTACATGAGCATCCGCAGCTTCTCGGCGTCGCGGTCGATCTGCTTCTGGAGCTTCTGCCTCTCCTCGCCTTCGGGCATTTCCGCCAGCTTGCCCTTGTCCACGACCAGGTCCGAGATCGCCGTTGCCGTCTGGCCGTATGCGCCTGTGGCCGTCGAGAGGGCCTTGAGTCCGCGTCTCCGCCAGGACGGGTCCAGGTATTGCTTGACGGATGGGTAGGTCTGGAGCCCGGCAAGGTCCCTCGCCACGCCTGCCACGCCGCCCACGGCGTTGATCGCAGTCGAGCCCGCACCTTCGCCCAGGTTCAGCATGATCCGGCCCACCAATTCAGGCATGGTAATCATGCCGCGGCTGTACCGTTGGAAGTCCAGGGCCGACTCGGGCACGCCCAGGAAGTTGGCCAGGTCGTCCGTGCCAAGGTTGACGTAGGCCGTCCCGCCGCCCGGCTTGACCAGGTGGAAGTTCCACCGACGCCAAGGCGGAAGTTGCCGCTCGTACTTACGCCGATCCGGGTCCATGTTGTTCCAGATTTGGGCGATGATGTACGGCGCGGAGGCCGCCATCACAGCCGCCATGAGCCGCCCGGCCTCACCTCGCCTGGCGTACTCCGCGATCATGCGAGGCCACCACGGCAGGTTCAGGTGCATCCAGCGGTAGAACGGAGCCACCGTATCGGCCAGGAGCCGCCCGCTATTGCCGATGGCCGAGTAGTCGCCGCAGAGGTTCCGCGCGATATTGGCCGCCTTCTGCTGTACGTCCTGGAGGCCACGGGCTACGGCTGCATCCTTGACGGCAAACCGCATGATGTTCGTACCGGCCTGGGCCTGATCCAGCAGGTAGGCGTAGGTGGCGTACCGCAGCACGTCCTCGCGGCCTGCGCCCAGCTTCTCCATTGCCGACCAGACCGTCTTGAGTTGTTGAATGAACACGGCGCTGGCCGGGCTGATGTCCATCTTGGCGATGATCGGGATAGCCGCCTCGCTGCCCGTGATGTCGCCCACGAAGAACCCGGACCCGATCACACCGTACCGCCTGGCCGTATCGAAGCGGTCGGAGACGGACTCGCCGCGGCGGGCCTTGTTGGACTCCTGGATGAACTCCACGATGTACTTCGGGTTCAGGGCGCCCGGTGCGCCTGTAGCGACCCTGTGGGCGTCGCCGATGTAGTTGGTCACATGGAACGGAACCGCATACAGCGGGTTGAATAGGACCTGCTTCTTGACCGCCGCGTTCAGGCTCTTGATAGCCAGGTAGGCCGCGTTGGTGGAGACCGGCATGGTCGGCATGGACTCAAGCTGCTTGGCCACTGCCTCGCGGACGATGTAGGACCGCTTCTTGCCAACGGCCAGTACGTTGCGGACGGCAGGCGAGAGCTTCTTGCCCGCCTTCTCAAGGGCGGTCTCGATCATCTGGAGGTTGCCCTGCGTCAGGGCCTTGGCCATCTCCTGCGTAACGCCGAACGCCTGGTAGTAGAACCGGCCAGGAAGGACCTCCACTTCGCGGTATCCGGCGGGCACGCCGTCGCCAGGCTTCCATTCCGGGTTGTCCTCCCTGAACTTCTCGTACTCCTTGAACAGGGTCGTCTCCAGGAAGTCCGTCATGTCCAGGTCTCGCCGGACCTGGGCCCAGTGTTCGGCCAGCCGGTCCAGTACGTCGGTCGAGTAGTCGGCTCCGCCCTTGCGGTGTTTGAGATAGCCCTTGCGCGGGATGGCAGGCTTTTGGCCCACGCCGAAGAAGCCGTCGTTCTGGCGGAGGTACTTGATGACCTTGTGCGGGTAGTAGAACTCGCGGGCCTTCTCCGCCTCCATCCAGCCCTTAGCTACCATGCGGTCGGTAAGCTCCTGGCAGGTAGCCCGGATCTGCTCGTATGCCTGGCGCACGGACGGGTACTTGTTGAACAGCCGGTCGGCCTCGTCTTTCATGGCCCGAACCGCCGCCTCGTCCATGTCGCGCGGAAGGGCCACGCCCTTGTCCAGGTCCTCCATCAGATCGTCGGCGATGACCTTCAGGTACAGGGCCTCTCTCCGCTTGTTGACCTCGGCCTTGATGCCAGCCAAGGGCGCGGTCGCGGCCTGGATTCGCTCCATCGTCCAGCGGAGTGCGTTCTTCTTGATCTCTTGCGTGTACCGGAACGCCTCGCGGATCTCGGCGTAAGCCTCCGTCTTGGGCAGTTCGGGCAGGTAGTGGAACTCCCGCACGAACTGGCGGACCCATTGCAGGCCGCGCCAGAAGGGACCGGATACGGCCGCGTTGGGTCGCCGGAATCCGCGTGTCCGCTTCATGAAGGACTCGGCCTGCTCGTTGCCTGTGTCGATGGTCTCCTGCGCGATGGCGCTGATCTGTGCCGTAGCGGGCGGCCGGCCTAGACCGACAAAGCCGCCGGACGGACTGGGCACGTCCAGCGTGGGATCGCCACCCGTATCCCCACCCTCATCCTCATCTTCCGCAATCGTCTGCGGAGGCTGATTGTGTTTGGCGTCCAGGCCGATCTCGTTCTGTAACTGGGTCAGCTTGGCCCTCTTGTCCGCCAACTCCTGAGCCTTTGGGAATGGCTGATCACTGACTCCCTCTAGCTCCGCCATACGACGCCGGTCGCGTTCTAGGGTCGCCGCGGCTTGCTTGTAGCGGTCCTCGATACTCGCAACGGCATTCTCAATACGTGTGATGTTGCCTGCCGGACTGTCGCCTAGATCCACGTTGTAATGGAATGCGGACCCACGCAGGAGCACCCGCCACCAACCTCCACTTTGGCCTTCCCCGAACCCCGTTGCCCAATGGACCTCCATGTAGAATCCATAGGCACTACCAAGGTGGGTCGTACCCGCTTCGAGCTTGTTGACCTCCTTGAGGCGGGCATCCAGTGCATCTGCCGCATCCTTACGTTTGGCGTAGTGGGTCTTGCCAATCGTAATGTCCGTGCCCTCGCCCGCTGCCTCAATGGCCGCCTTAGCGGACTCCATATCCGCCTGCGTGTCTTTGACCAACTGCACGCCCGCCTTGATCTTGCTGGGCAGGGTCGCCTTCACTTCGCGCTGGATACGGAACTGGTCCGCCTTGTGGGCTTTCTCCTCGGCCTGGAGTTTCTTAACCTCCGCATCGAGGCGAACGGCATCCAGGATCTTTGGGTTGCCGGAGGCCAGGGCCTTGACCTCGGCGTAGGTCAGCGAGCCCTTGCTGATGTCCTCGATCTCTCGGCCCGTGCTATCGCCGGTCATCACCTGCTCGATGAACTTGGCCTTGGTCTCAAGGGTCTGCCACATATAGGCGTCAAAGGTGCCCTTGGTGACGTACTCGTACTTCTGGACCTCCTCGAACATATTGCCTTGGCGTTCCATGCGCCCGTCGCGTTGCTCGACCTCTGCGGGCACCCACGGAGCCGTCAGGTGATGGGCCGCGATCAGCCGCTCCTGGACGTTGGCCCCGGTCCCCATCTTGCCTGTCGAGGCGAGCAGGACGCGGATTCGTCCAGCGTTGGCCTTCTGGTATAGGGTCGCCTGCTGCTTCTCGTCGGCCGCATCGTGAATGAATGCGATCTCGTCGGCCTTGACGCCCTTGGCAACGAGCTTTTGCTTGATCTCGTTGTAGATCGACCACTGGCCCTTCTTGGGCGTGGACAGGTCGCACCAGATGACCTGGAGGGCCTTGTCCTTGGCCGTCTCTTTGTAGATCCGGTGGACCTCCGCGACGCAGCGGTTGACCTTACTGCCTGGCAGGTCCGGCGCGCCTTTGATGCGGAGCCGAGCATCGAGGGCCACATGCCTGCCGTCATTGGTGACTTTGAGCATGTTGTCCTCTTTGGGCTTGACGTGTCCGGCACGGATGTGCTCGGCCCGGTGGACCAGTTGGTTGATGTAGTCCTGGACCTCCGGCGTAGGCTCGGTCTGGATGGTGATGGGCTTGCCACCCTTGAGCTTGGGTAGCGGGATCTTCATCTGCTTCTTGGTCACGACATCCGCGACTGACCGGAACATCTGCATCAGTTCGGGTAGATTGGTGAACCTGACAAAGCGGGTGTTCAGCCTGAACCCGCCGCCGGTCGGGTCCACCTCCACATCGGTCACGGTATCCCCAAACGTCTTGGCCCAGAAATCGAACGCCTGGATACCCGCCTCCTTGAGGGTCTGGGGCTGCAAGTACCGCTGCACCGTGAACATCTCGCCAATGGTGTTGGTGATGGGTGTGCCGGTGGCAAACACCAGGCCTCGGTGCCGCGTGATCTCGTTGATGTACTGGGTCTTGAGGTACATATCAAAGGACCGTTGGGTCTGCGAGACTTGCAGCCCGGATACCCGGTCCATCTTGGTCACAAAGAACAGGTTCTTGAACGCTTGGGACTCATCGACCAACATCATGTCGATACCCAATTCGTCAAAGTACGGACCCTTGTCCTTCTTCCACGTGGCTTCCTGCCGCTTGAGTTTCTCCTGGAGTGCCGCCTTGGCCTTCTCCAGCCGCTTGACGATGTTCTTGCTATCGCGCCCACGTTCGTGCGCGAGGGCCTGAATCTCCATCTCCAGCTCATCGATCTGGCCCTGAAAGAACGTGCGGACCCTATCCGGGGACATGGGGATCTTCTCAAAGGATGACATCGGGACAATGACTCCGTCCCAATCGCCCGTGGCGATCCGGTTCATCAGGGTAGCCCGCCTCTCGGGCTTGAAATCGTCCTTGGTGGCTGCAAGGATGTTGGCCGATGGATAGAGCTTCATCCAATCGACACGCCAGTCGTCAATCTTGTGGTTGGGCACCACAAAGATGGGCTTCTTGATATGGCCGATCCGGCGACCCTCCATAGCCATCGTCACGCCCGCATACGTCTTGCCAGCACCCACCGCGTGCGCCATGAGGGTATTGCCGCCGATCATGAACCTGGCTACGACGTTCGCCTGGTGCGGTCTGAGCTTGCCACCTTGCAGAGGCGTCGAGGATTGGCCAGGGCAGGTCAGGTAGGAGCCGTCCCACTGTGGCAAGACGGTGTTGTTGAACAGGTCGTTGTAGACCCTGGCAAGCTGTGTGGCCCGGTCCACATCGGCCCAGATCCAGCGGTCAAACTCGTCCTTGATCCGCTGCTGCATCACGCGAGCGATAGTGGTCCGCTCCTTCTCCACGTAGCGGTTGCCTTGGCTATCCTTGCCCCAGACCGTGGGCTCCTTGAAGTTCATGGCCTTGGCCACAAGCTCGGACGTGTCAAAGTCTGGCGTATCCCACCGTCCGCTCGTCGCCTGACCACTGACGATCCAGGACCCGTCGTGTGGCAGTTGCGTGAACTTGACATGGGCGTAGCCGCAGAGGTGCCGGACGAACGCCGCGTAGGTGTCGCCGTCAATCCAGGGACTACCAAGCCGGACGGCAATATCGGTCGGTAGCAGGTCCTCCGGCTGGACCGCCTTGAGGGCCTCGATGTTGGGCTGGTACTTCGGGTCCATTTGGGCCGCTGCGGTCGCGGCCTCCAGCTTCTTGCGGACGTTTCCGGCCAGGTAGTAGAGCGCAGCCTCCCATTGCCCGGTCTCAGGATTCTCAAAGGCATAGCCTTGGATCTCCTGGGTCACGGCCGCCTCGTCCACGCCGAGCAGCCTGGAGATGTACTCCAGGTCAATCTGACCCTTCTCGCTCATGCTGATCGCCACCGCATCGGCGGGCGAGTCGGCCTTCTCGATCACCTTGACCGGGAACTGGGTCCGTTCCGTGAATATCTTGGTCTTGGTGGCCTTCTTCTTGTCGTTGTCCCAGTTCTCCAGGGCTAGGAGTAGGGCCGCGTCCGGGTCCTCCTGGAATAGGTGGCGGTTGGCCTGCGTGAAGAATGCGCCGTGCTTTGCCACAAAGACATCGTATGCCTTGTTCAACTCCTTGCGGGCCTTCTCAACGTCGGCCTCCTCGGATTGCGGGTCGATCTGGAGGCCGATCAGACGGCGGGCTGCGTTGCGGACCTGGATCATCGCAGCGAACCGCGGCCTCACCGAACTGGCGACCGGAAACGGCCGTAGTATTCCGTCGATCTTCTGGTAGAGCTTTCCACCCTCCATGACAAAGGCGCGTTCCTTGACGTTCTCCGGGGCCAGCTTTTGCGCATCGGACTGGTGCATCTGCTCGTCGCGTTTGCTCTGGTCCGCGTGGATGTCCTGCGTGGGCGTGAACTGGCCCATGATCTCGGACACCTTGGCTTGCAGGTCAATCCCGGTGTCCTCCACGGTCATCTCATTGGCCCGGTACATGGACCCGGCGTAACTGAGCTTGCCCAGGATGTTCTCCGGGTGATTGGCAAAGTACTCGTTGATGTCAAAGGTGTTGCCCTCGGACTCATGCTCAACGGTGTCGGTCCAGGTCTCGCCCTGGGCCGTCGTGCCGGGCTTTCGCTTTTGGAGGACAATGATGTCGGTCACGACCTCCGTGTTGGCGATCTTGCCGAACGCGGTCCGCGGCAGGCGGATGGCTCCGATCAGGTCCGCGTCCTTAGCCAGGTACTTGCGGACGGTGTCGTTGACCTTATCCATCGTGCCCTTGCTGGTGATGAACGCCACCAGCCCGCCTGGGCGCGTCTTTTTGAGGGCCTTGGCAAAGTAGAAATCGTGCAGGGCGAACTTGACCGTTCGCATATCCGGGTCGTAGGGCTTCGTCTGCTCATCGAACGGTACGTTGGAGACGAACAGATCAAAGAAATTGTCCGGGTATCGCACGTCCTGAAACGGCTTGTTCGTGATGGACGCGCTCTGGTATAGCTGCTTGGCGATCCTGGCCGAGATCCCGTCCATCTCCACGCCGAACAGGTTGCTGGATGCGGCGATCCCGTCTGGGATCAGGCCATAGAACATCCCCGTGCCAATGGCAGGCTCGTTGATGCGTCCACCCTTGAACCCCATTTGCTCCAGGCCGGACCAGATCCCACGAACAACTGGCGGGCTGGTAAAGTGTGCATTCGGTGTTGAGGCCCTGGCGTCCTCGTATTCCTCGTCCGTCAGGAGTTCACGGAGAACCTGGTTCTCATTCTCCCACTCGCCCCAGGATCGGAATGCCTGGACGAGGCCGCCCCATCCGGTGTACTTGACGAGGATTGCCTGCTCCTCCGCGGTGGCCGTGCGGCCTTCCGACTCGATCTGCTTGAGCAGACGGATAGCGGCTACGTTGTTGTTGAACTTGGTCTTTTGACCGCCCGCCTCAATGGCATCGGCGTCGGTTATTCGATAGTCAAGTTGTCCGCCGGGGTTACTTGGGCGTCTTGGGGTTCGTCCACGTCCGGCAGGCTCACCCACGTCTCCCGGATGACCTCGAACGTCTCCTCCGGCGGCCTGCCCGCTGCGTCCGCCCTGTCCATGTACGCCTCGCCTTGGCGTTGAGCCTGGAGCACGTACTCCATGACCTGGCCCCTGCTCTTGAGGTACTTGTGGAGGTTGGGCTGGTGCTTCTTGAGGTGCCGGAGTACCATGTGGCCGACCGCTCGGAGTTCGTTCGGGTTCTCCTGGTATTGGTCCATAGCTAGGCTCCTGTATTGGCGATTCTACTACAGATACGCCACCCGCGTCAATAGGTTCTGGTACGGTTTCTTGAGGCTGTGCCTTGGCGCCCTGATCCTCCACCTCCTCCCACAGTGCGGACCGGATCTCGTCCCGAGCCTTGTCCTGGGCCGTGTCCAGGGACCATCTGTTGTTGTACCCAGCACCCTTTGTAAACCTGACGCCGTTTCTGGCGATCTGGACCGTATAGCCAAAGTCGGTTGGGACAATCTTGATGTCGGTCCCGCCGCACCGCACATCGCCGGTCTGGATGAGCTTGCGGTGCAGGGCGTCGATGGTCTCGTCGTCGTAGGTCAGGACCGGCTGCTTGTCCGGAGTCTCAGCCGGTGGCTGGGTGGCAGCGATCTGCCAGTTCTTCGGGTCCCAATGGGCCTCACCGTAGCCCTTGACCTTGATTACTTCGCGCCCATCGCTCGTCCGCCGGATATGCTGGATCTTCCCAGGTCCACGATTGGTAATGCCACTGTCCGGTCGAGGCTCAATGAGGGCATCCAAGTACCCAGGACGCGAACTCAGTTGCGTGCCTGGCGCCAAGGGTTCGGGCTGGGCTTGTGGAGTGGACGTGGGCGCTGGTTGCGGCGGTGTACCCTGCTCCCTGCGGATCAGTTCGGCCAGGGCATCTTCGAGGCCCTTGACTTCAGCCTCGACACGTCGGATCGCCGCGCCCTGGTCGTTGGCCGCCATGTCATAGGCGAAATCCATGCCAGAACCACGTAGGTCCTTGAGCCGCTTTTCAATCTCGGCCTTCTGCTCCGCAAAGCCACGACGCGGCCGCGACGCCGGTGGCGTCGGCACAGCCGCAGGAGCGGGTGCTGGCGGCTTCGCGGCGGCCTGCTCGGGCTTGGGCCAGGGTGCGACCTCTGTACGCTCAGGATGAACCGCGTTCTCGAAGTCGCCCACAAGGTCGTCAAAGTTGAGTTGGGCTAGTGCCAACTCCCGGTCCTGTGCCTCCGTGCGGTCTTCGTAGGCAATGGAGGCCAGGTCCGCGATCTGCTGCCGCAGGGAGGTGATCCGGTCCCGCCAATCCGGCCAGGCCCGAATCATGCGGTCGTCAATGACGGGCTCGGGAAGCTGCGTCCAATGGCGAATCTCCGCCTTGTCGGTCTCCCGGACGGCCTCGCCCATGCCAGGGAGGGCTCCCAGGGCCATGTCTTGTGGTGATGGCATGGTGGCGGCCGTTTCCGGCTCCTGTCGTGCGGTGACAGGTATAGGCGCAGTCTCGCCTGCCTTGCCAGGCGCCTCAATGGGAAGCTCTGGCGAGACTGCTGGAGCCGGAGCCGCTTCGGCTGTCGCCTGGCGGGGAGTCGTAGTTCCGGCTCCTGCCTGTACTGCCAGGTCAGGAAAGTCGGCCATGACCTCGTCGGGAATCTGCTTGCCTTCTGCGAGGGCTCGCTCAACCCACGTTCGTCGAAGTTCGTCTGACGTAGGAAATAGCTTGGTCAGATAGTCAATGGCCGATCTTGTGGCCTTGTTTTGCCTCCTATTGGATAGGTCACGAATAGTAGTTTGGACCTCGGCTATGGACCAATCCGTCTTGTTCCTCTCCCAAGAGCCCTCCAGGAACAGGTCGTCGAGAATCTTGCGCTGCGCCGGTCCTCTCCGAACCGGGACGGTCTTCTTGGCCGCGTCTTGTGTGTAGACAAACTCAAACTCGTTGCGATTCATCTCCCAGGGCTGCTTCGCTGCTGGCGTAGTCCGCGGCGGTGCCTGCAAGCCCACGTCCGCAGTGCTGGACATGCCCGATCCCACGCCCATCGCTGCGCCTGCCAGGGCCTCGGCGAACATATCCTTTCTGGACTCGTCCATGTCGGGCAGTTCGCCACTTTGCAGGTAGCGGACGATCTCTGGCGTGACGCCCTGCGCCATCTCCTGGATGGCGTTCTCTACGGACTGTGTCGCAACGGCCATGCTGCGCAGCGCCGCATCTGTCGGCATCTTGCTCCAGGCCCGCTTGACAAGGCCATCGCGGATCGCCTTGGTATAGCCAGGCTTGAACAAGGCGTCCAACTGGAGCTTCTCCAGGTAGGCGTTGACCGTTCCGACAATGACGGCTCCGGTGAGGGCCTTACTGTACGAGTCGCCCTTTGCAATCGAATCCTGATAGAACGATCCGGTCTCCGACCCACCTATGAGGGCGATACCTCCACCAGGCACAATGGCGTTGGCTACGATAGAACCAATCACCGATGGCACTGCGCCGCCGCCAAGCGTGTTCGCCAGGAACCCGCCAACGCCGAACCGCGTTGGGGCAAACTCCGGCGAGGCAGCCTTCTCCCGTAGGAATTGCCCGCCCTTGCCAATCGCCTTGCCAACCGCCGTCAGTGCGCCGCCTCCCAACGGCTGGTAGGGCAGGCCCGTGTTGGCGTCCTTGCGAGTCCCGGCCTCGCGCAGGATGTCGCCCGTGGTCTTGACCAGATTCCCGGCCATGCCCATGCTGCCGCGCGTGTAGGCAATCATGGTCTCTGGAAGCAGGCCACGCTCGGCACTCTCGAACGGCTTGCTGGGCAACAGATCGTCGTATGGGCCCGGCCCGGGCGTACCCTCGGTGGTCGGCTCGGCCACGGCGGTTGCCTGGTCCTTCTCTTCGTCGATCAGATCGTCGTAGTAGCTGGCCATCAGCGAGGACCTATGGTTTGACCACTCTGCTTCTTGACTTTCGGGATCATCGTTTCAATGTAGGCTTGGTAGTTCTTCAGGTGCGGCATGGCCAAGAGGCGTGCTCTGACCTTGTCCGGGTCCGCACCCTTCATGATCTCGTCGTAGGCTGCGGATAGCTCCAGCGTCACGATGGGCGGCACCTGGCGGCCAGGCTCGCGGGCGGCCGCGACAGGGTAAGTCGGTTCAGGCGTAGCTGGCTTGGCTGTGGCCTGACCCAGATCCATACCCACGGAGTAATCCGACCTGGCCCTGGTGGGCTTAGGCTGCCCGGCTGTCGCTGGCAACTTGTTAGCGTTACTTACAGGTTTGGCAGGCTTGGCCTGAGTCGGAGGCTTGGCCGTTGCCGGGCCGATGGTCTGCTCAGGCTTGACAGGCACGTTCGGGATCACCTTCGGGAACAGCGTCTCCAGGTACATCCGCCAGTTCTTCAGGTGCGGCCAGGACAGCAGGCGGGCTCTGACCTTGTCATACGGCGCGCCTCTCTGGATTGCGTCGTAAGCCTCAGAGACCTCCAGCGTGACTTTCGGGTCCACATTCTGATCCGGCCTGCGGGCCGGGATGACGGGCTCCTTGCTGCGGTCGGCCACGGGCACCTTGGGCTGGACGGCGGGCTTGCCAGTAGGCGTGGCACGGCCAGCTTGTGGCGTAGTCCGCACGGGCTCTGTAGGCCGCGCGATAGGCGTAGCAGGCGTGGCAGGCGGGACCTGTGCCATCCGTTGAGGCGTACTTGTGGCAAGCTGCCGCCGCTCCATGCCGTGAGGCAGGTTTGTGGGTGCGGTCGCGGCCGGTGCAGACCCTCTCTGCCGCATGGTCTCCGGCGTGGAGTGGTCGCGGAAGATCGTCTGATCGGTTGGGCCTGCCGCTGCGGGTGCGGGAGCCTGTTGCGGTGCAGGCCCGACCATGTTCGACAGGGCCTCCAGGTTGCCAAAGACGTTCTGCTGTGCCGTGCCTTCAGGCGTCGGGCCAAGGACCGGGTTCGCCGTGCCGTGGTAGGTCTTGTCTGGCGCAGGTGGAGTAGGACCAAACAGCTTGTCGAAATACTCTATCTTGGGCTGGATCTCAGACAGTTGGGCATCGGACGACAGTAGTTTGGCCACAAGCTCGGCCCGGCTCTTTCTGTACTCGTCATCAGGCGTGCCGGCGGCCTTGGTCAGCCCTGTGCGTGAGCCCGTCCCGGCCCGTCCAGAGGCGGCTGCGCGCGCTGCCGCTGCCTGGGCCTGGGCCCGATTCAGGCCGATCTCTGACTGAGCCATCGGCGCGACCTGCTCTGTCTGGGTCTGGATGTTCTCCGTCCGGGCCTGGTTCAAGCCAGTCTGCCCTGCCATCTGACGCTCTCTGGCGCCCAGGAGGTAGTCAATCCGGCCCGGATCGCCGACGATGAAGCCCTCCTCTGGGTCCGTGCCCGGCTCCCAGGACAGGACTTGCTTGGTCTCCGGGTTGTACTGGACGTAGGCTTTGGTGGACCGCCTGCCACCCTGGTTGTAGTATCGGGCCTGGGCCCGTGCCAGGTCGGTCCTTGCTCTCTCCAGGTCCAGGGCCACGGGCTGCTTCTCTGCTTCGGCGGCCGTCTCCTGGCGGGCCAGGCGCAGCTTCTCGGCCTGGAGTGGGTCCACGGACGGTCCCAAGGCGGCGGCTGCAATCGCGGGTCCGGCCGCGCCGGGCGGTGCGAAGTTGGACGCAAAGCCTCGCAAGGCACCGGAAATCCCACCCTGTCTCGCCGGTTGGTAGTTCATCGCGCCCTGCGCGATCTGGAGCGGCGACTGACCGGCCATTGCGTTGCGAATGGCCTGCCGCTGGATCTCGTAGTCGCGGATCGCAGCCTCGTGCCGACCAAGTGCCAGGAAGGCATCGGATACCCGCTTGGCATTGTCGTGGATCGAGGTGTCAGTTCGGTAGTGGACGGCCATTCGTCACCTGCCTCATACAACCTCGTTGTCAAAGAGATTGGGTTTCTTTGTCGGTTTCATCAGAGCCCCGGCCAACTCGCTCAACGGCCCGGACAGTTGCGAGAACACGTTCGGCGTCTCCGTGACGTCGTAATCGGGTGTCGAGCCCAGGATCATAGGCCCGTAGGTCTGTGCCATCTGGTGCTGCCACATGGCCTTCTGCTGGAAGAAGTTCCACTGGGCCTGTGCAGCCAGGTCGTTCAGATACCGCTCCGTCTGGTTGGCGGTATCGAAGGCCGCCAGCTTGCGAAGCGTGCTTTGCTCGCCCATGTCGTAGAGGGCCTTGCTGGCGTTGAACACCTCGCCGCGGAGCCCGGCGGCGGCCTGCAGGCCAGCGTTGGTCACACCCGTGTTGATGTCCCGGATCAGGTTGCCCATGACGCCCGCCCCGGTCGAGGACGCCGTATTGCCGCCCAGTTGCAGGGATCGCCACGCCTTGCCCATCTCCTGCCCGCCCTGCCGCTTCATCTCCTCCATGAGGGCCACGGTCTCGGGATGCTCCAGCGGGTTGGTGGACTGCGTGGCCAGGTCGTACAGTTGGGCGTAGCCCGGCGTCTGCGAGGCGTCGGCCGTGCCGAAGGCCCGCAGGCGGCCCAGGTAGTCTTGCTCCTGGGACGTGATGGGCTGGACCGGCTGAGGCGTCAGGCCCGCGGGCATACTGCCCTGCATGAGGTTGTAGAGGTACTGGCGGGTCTTGGTCTGCTCCTTGGTCTCCATAGCCTGCGAGCTTTTCTTGCTGCCCAACAGGCCGCCAAGGACGGAACCGCCCGCACTGATGGCTGCGGGTAGCCAATGCGCACGCTGCACACCCGGGACCGACCGGCTCAGTATCCGCGTAGTGATGGGATCGAATAGCTCTAGCATGGATCTGCTCCTTACGTCCAGGTAATGCCTGCGCCGCCCGATGCTGCGGTTGCAACGTCCGAGGCCCTGCCCCGGGAAATCGTCACTGTCAGCTTGGTCGTACCGTCGTCGATGACCAGTGTGCCCGTGCCCGTCGTGCCCGAGAGCTCCTGGGTCACGGTCGCGCACCAGGCCCGTATCTGTGCGTTCAGGTCGCACAGGTACTTGCGGACGTCCGGGCCCACCTTCAGGGCGGCTGGGTCGGGCAACTGCACTGTCTGCGGTACTGCCATAGGTTAGCGATTCCCGTCCACGTCGTAGTCGATCAGGATGCCGTACAGGTGGAAATCGTTGCTGGCCGAAACCTGGATAATGAAGTCCCTACTCCGCACGTCGCACGGCGTCCACGTTCGGATGATGTTCCCAGCCGTCCCGCCGTCCAGGGCCACGGTCCCGATAGACTCCGGCGTATCGTCCGCCTCGCCCTGGATGCTCAACTTGGCCTCGTAGCCGCTGTCCACCTGGCGATTGAACCACGTCCACAAGCCGTGAATCCGCTTGTACTCCTCCAGGGCGTTGTTCTGTGTAAGGTCCGTCCCTACCTGCACGATAGACTCGTAAGCTGCACCCATATCGTAGGCCACGTCGCTGTTGATCCGGTAGGAGTACCCGCTGTAGTCGCCTGCGATCTCCAAGGGCCATCCGGCCACGTTCTCGTTGGAGTCAATCGTCTCCCAGGTAATCCCGTCAATGGTCCCGAACGGGATGGAATCTATCGTGTACGTCGTGCCCTCGACGTACTCTCCGAATGCGCTTACAGCCATGTCCAGGATCGGGTCCCAGCCCGTCAGGTCCAGGTTCAGGCTCAGGACCTTGTCGTTGCCGGTCAAAGACCCTCCGCTCGGGAAGGCCCACCAGATCCGGTTGTACCGCTGGATGTACTTGGCCCGGATCGAAGCACACAGGGTCGGGTGCATCGTCTGGACCGTCGTGGCCAGGTCGTCCGAAAGCCGGGCCTCCGTCAAGAACCGATGGAAATGGTAGTCGCTGCCGAAGAAGTACAGATTGCCCTCGGCGTCGTTGACGATGCTGTCGGCGGCTATGCAGCCCAGCTTGTAGTTGGCCGTTTTCCAGTTGAACACCGTAGCGTCAACGACGAGCCATTCGGTCTCGATGGTCCGGTTGGTGAACGCCACCAGCAGATCGTTTCCGCCCGCTGTGTAGACGCCGCAGCCTGTAACCCAGTTGCCCGGCGCGTACAGTCGGTAGCCCGCATCGTCGTCGGAAGTAGAAACCTTGAACGTCTCCTGCCCGTGGTTGCCCCAGCGGTGCATGTTCGGGTATGCAGTCCCGCCCTCCATCACATTGAAGAAGTGGATGTAGTCGCGGTAGACCAGGACGTACTTGGCCTTGGTCATGTACACGCCGTCGCCGACCTCCAAGCCGCTCTTGGAAGTCCCGAAGTCGGCGAAGGCCGTTCCAGGCGTTCCGGCCGACCAGACCTGCACCAGGTCCACGCCGTTGGTAGCAATCACCTTGTCGTTGAAGCTGGCCGTAGACCAGTGCGTGCAGGACGCAGAACAGGTGAACATCGCCGTCCATTTGGACGTACCGGAACTCCAGATGTATGCGTGGTCCTTGGTGAAGCAGAACAGGTAGTTCGTACCGTTCAAGGACCTATGCAGGTGGTAACGCAGGATCGGGTTGGCATCCGGCGTAACGTCCAAGTCGCTGGACCGGCCCGGCTGGCGGTGGATGCCGTTGTGGTCGTAGTAGGCCCACCGGCTGTTGTTCACCAAGTAGGCGGACGCCAGCTTGATGTGCGGTGTGGTATCCCGCACTGCAACCATATCGCCCAGCAGACCGAACTGTGCCATTCATCGGACCCTTAGCCTACTTGGAACATTGGCCTGTGCCGCGTGGGCGCCAGTACACGCTGGTCACGCCACCCGAGGCTACCAGTTTCCAATACTCGCCCTTGGCTACCTCGAATGATCGGGCGTCAGACCGCGTTCCGATCGAGGAGTTGTAGAAATATGCCACAATCGTCGTAGGCGGGTTGACCGTGCCTACCAAGCCCTCGACCAAATCACCCGAACTCACCTGGTCGTACCACGTCACGGTCCCGTCCGATCCGGCCAGATAGACCACATTCTTAACGAACGCATCGCCATCCGAATCCGTAGTCTGGAGGGCTCCGAACTCGCGGGTATCCACCTGGTCGTCCACGTACTTCTTGTTGGCAATGTCCGCGTCGTCGTTTGGCGCGGCCGCCGTCGCCAGTTGCGCCCCGTCCGGCAGGACCGGCGTATCGCTGGCGTTGGCCTTGATGAGGTTGACGTCGCCCGTGCCAGCCGCGTTGGAGGCCACCAGGTAGGTGTTGTTGGCAATCTCGATCTTGGCCTGGGTAATCAGGTCGTCGGCAATGTCTGTAAGGGCCACGTTCAGCTTGCCGCCGCTGGTCAACTGCTTCTCGTTGCCCGATGCGTCCTCGAAGAACAGCTCAGTCGCACCGGCTACGTCCTTGACGTACAGGAAGCCGATGTTGGCGGCCTTGGTGGGCTTGGTCGTCTCCCGCAGTGTGACCTTGGTGTGCTGGCCTCCGGCCTCATCGGTCTGCACGGAGTCGGTCAGAGGCATGTAGTGGTCTACCGCCAGCCGCTCCACGATAGCCGCCTTGGCCTCGCGGATGCGGTCGTCGATGATCTTGGGCGAGTCCGAGCCCGCTGGCGTGATCGTGCTCAGGGTATAGGTCCAGGCCATAGGTGCGCTCCTTACTCTCTATGCGCGTCCACTTGCCGCTTCTTCTCCCGCTCGTACATGGCCATCCAGCGGTTCAGGGCCGGGTCCAGCCCTCGATGCAGGGCCACCTGCATGGCACAGCCGTAGTAGATCGCGTTCCGCCAGTCCTCGGAGAACTCGATGTCTGCAGCGTCCTCGTCGTGCCGCTTGAAGTACACGATGGACGACGTGTACGCGCTCGAGGGCGGAGGCCACAGGTATATCTTGCGGTCGTGGCAGGCCATGTAGCCCGGCACTGACCGGCTGGACCCAGTGTAGTCCTGCATCCGGCCCAGGTACTCGACCCAGCCGCCGGACAGCAGGTCCAAGGGCGGGTAGTCCACGCTCGCCGAGTCGGTCAGGACCACGGAGATGATCGCACCCTCGCTGTCCAGACTGGCCGTGGGATAGGCCAGGTAGGTACTGGAACTCGTGAGGCTTTGCGACGTGTCCGTGGCCTTGATCGTATACAGACCGGCCAGGTCGCGCAGCACGGCCAGGATGTCCTGCTCGATGGTCGAGGTTGTCTCGGCCCGATTGAGCACGGCATTGACAAAAGTAACGATCTCAGCCGCGGTAATGGCCATGTCCTACCTCGTTATCGCTTGTAGCTGGTCACGATCTCGCCCGACCAGTGCAGCCTGCCCGGGTCCTTGCGTAGTGTCAGGACGAGAGCAGCATCGTCCTCGTCCGCAGCCGAAGCAGCGGCCACGTCGTAGACCAAGACGCTGTACTCCTCGTTGGCGGGCAGGGCGCTTGGCACGGTCAGGAGGGCCGTCTTGTGGGCAGCGGTGTAGGGCACAGCCACCGCCGCGTTGGGCGATGTGACCGTCCCGATCGCGCCCATCGCACCGGCGTTTTCGTCCCAGACCGTGCCGTTCTTGGCGTTGATGAACCGTGCGTAACCGCTCTTTGTCAGCACGAAAACCGCTTTGTCGGCCATTGTCAGGCTCCTTTTCTTGGGTTAACCGCCTCGGACCAGCAGGTAGATTTGCCGCAGAATCCAGCCCAGGGACCACCGTGTATCGTCGTGGTCTGTTACGGGCTCGTCCAGGATCGCACCAGCAATGTCATTGACGTCCACACTATTCATGTCGAGAGTCACATTGCTTGCGTTCGGGTCCTCCCAGACCGCCTCGGCAATCTGGGCAGCCGTATCTGTCGGCAGGGCCTCGATACTGGCAGCCGTAGCCACAGCCGCATTTGAGCCAGTCAGGAGGGTCCGAAGCTCCGTGGCGGTATCCATAGCCGCCGTGTCGGTCAGGATCGCAGACACGTTCCCGGCCAGGGTCGTTGCGTTCGCGTCGGCCCACACAGCCGTTGCAATCGTGCCAGCGTCACTGCTAGTGATCCCGGCGATATCCGCGGCAATCGCGGTATTCATATCGCTAAGGGTCAAGTCCACCTTCGCCAGCAAGCCGGTCGCATTCGAGTCGGCCCAGACCGCAGCCGCCACTTCGTCGCTCGATGCAGTCGCGATCTCTCCGATGTCAGAAGCCAGGGCGTCGTTCATATCACTCAGGGTCAGATTGACCTTGGCAAGCAGGCCCGTAGCGTTGGAATCGGCCCAGACCGCACTAGCGACCTCACTGGCAACCACTGCGTTCACGTCGATGTTGCCCGCGTTCGGGTCTTCCCAAACGGCCTCTGCAATTTGGAGAGCAGACGGCAGGGACGTAATGCTGGCCTCCATCGCAACCGGCGTATCCGCGCCCGTAAGCAGGGTCCGCAGTTCCGCAGCAGTGTCGAGGGCTTCCGTATCCGCAAGGATGGCCGCAAGCTGCGTAGAGTTGGCGTCCAGGTCAGCAACGACCTTGCCGCCGATATCTGACTGCGTAAGGGCGTCACTGAACATGGCTGAAACGGACACCGGGTTCATCGACCATGCGCCAACATCAGCCGCCACCTGGCCGCTCGACGTAAGCAGTTCGCCCGTCTGCGTGCCGTGCTTGACGGTCACAATGGGATAGCCAGCAGTGTGTGCGCCAGGAATAGGCGTACCGTTCCAGGCCCGCACGTCTGAGCCTGGACTTAGCACGGCAGAGATCGGGTTGGGCACGATCTCGTTCGTATCGTGCTGAAGCCAGAACAGCACCCGCTTGCCTAAGCCACCAGCAAAGAACTGGTCGGGCGGGCAGACTTGATACAAGCCATGCCCGGCATGAACCATCGTGTTGTCCGCGTGCGTGCCCAGCGTGCCCGCACTCAGGGCCGCGCTCACGGCTTCAGCCTCGCCCTCTTCCAGGGCGTACAGGTTCCACTCGGTCGGCGTAGCCGACGTACACGGATCGCCGTTCACGTCCAGCAGATTGAACCAGAGGAACTGATCCGTAGCGCCGTTAGTGAAGGTCCGCTCGACCACCGCGCCGCCTGCGATCACGACGGAGGTCACGTTGACGTCGCCGCCGCCAGTTGCCTCAATCTGTAGTGCTCCAATATCGAGAAAGCCTGTGGGCTCCAAGATGCCCGTAGGCGGGTTCACGTCCGTCTTGATTAGAGCAGCCCAGGTAGCCGCGACACTCGCTACGTCTCTCGCACCGTTCTTGCCACCAGTATTAGGCTCGGCGTCGGCAAGCTGATAGGCGTCATAATCGCCGGTTGCGACAAACGGGTCGGATGCAGACTCAAACAAGTGGAAGATCCCAGCCTCGTTGCTGTCCGGGCCGGGATAGCGATAGGTGTTTGCGGTCGTCGAACCGTAGTACAAGCAGTCGTTGCTCATCATGAGCCGCGGTGCGCTGTCCATGTAGACGCCGTAGGTACAGTCGTAGAAGATGCAGCCGATCGTGACGATATTCCAAGCCGTCCCGCTGTTCTGCTCTATGCCGCACTGCGTGTCGTTGCCGTCGAAGATGCAGCTATAGGCTGCGACAGTACTCGCAGCACGTACCTGGCTCGCCTCATTCTCTGCAAACAGGCAGCGAGAGGCTGAAGTCGTTGGCGCTAGGATGCCCTGCGAACCATTGCCAAAGAAGATCGAGTTGACTGCTGTAACTGTTCCATTCGCCGCATTGATTCCCTTGCCGCCGTTGTTCAGGAATAGGCAGTTGATGAACTGCAAGTTATCATCGGCCTCTACGCCGTCTCCTACAGCATTGTCAAAGCAGCAGTTCATGAAGCGCAGCGTGTCCGTGTCTGCTTGACCATGCACGTTGTCAGTGCCCGCACCCGTGAAGCGGAAGTTGACAAACTGCCACTGCACACCGCCCGTCTTGAGAACATACACTCCGTAGGACGTACTACTTGCGTCAATCGTGACTATCCCACCGTCGTCCCTGGAGGTCTTGTAGCCGATGAAGGTCTTGTAGTTGTCGCCGCCAATGACGTTAATGTCGATAATCGCGTTGTTGCTATCGACCGTCGTGTAGCTGGCCGATCCCTTCACGTAGCAGTAGTCGCCAGTCGCCATCGTCTTGATAGCCTTCTGGAACGTCTGGAAGGCCAGGGCTTCCGTGAGGCCACTGTCGCTGTCGCTTCCGCTGGTCACGTCGAGGTAGTATTCCTCCGCTCCGACATTGACCGCGCACAGCCACAACACGAGTCCAATGACTGCAATCCGCTTCATGACTTTCTCCCGATCAGGTACTTGGTTCCGCCAGGTGTGGGCGTCTCGGCTTTCGTCGTGAATGACCACACGTCGCCCGTAGTCGTCTCTGTGCCGTTCACGGTATCCACTCGCCAGTAGTAGGTCGTGCTGTGGGCCAGATCGCCCGTAGGATCGTAGCCCGAAGCCTGTGTGCCCAGGGACTCGGTCTCGTCCGGCGTGCTGTCCGTGCCGAAGTAGAGCGTGTGGCTGGTGTAGTCGCCCTCGCCAGCCGCCCAGGTCAGCGTAGTCGTGACCTCAACGTGGGTCTCGCCGTGCCCCGGACCCGGTGTAGTGGCCTTGTTCGGCTCCTCGTAGTTCGCGCCGCCGCCCTCGTAGGCTCCCGCGTCCGGGATGCCAGAGCGGAGCGTGCCCACGTAGTCCCTCGCTGTAGCATACTCGGCTACACCAAAGTCAATGGCGTTGCTATCTGGCGGAATCGTGTAGTTGTGGGCAGCAGGATTGGTAAACAGGGCCGCGAACTCGGCAGACGTATAGTCAGCATCTTCCGTCTCGCTAAGCGGCAGCAGAGTAACCTGCGAAGGCATTGTCTTGACGGACTCTCCGTATATGTTGCCCTCGTGCTTTGTTATGTATACGCGACTGCCTTCATAGCCTACATCTACAACAGTGGACCAGAAAGACACGAGGTTGTTGCAGAACTCTGCAATATACACCTCAGTTAGCTCGTGCTTTCCGATCCGCCACTCACTGTTTCCGATGAACGTGTTGTGGTTGATGCGGTTGTTAGTGCCATAGAACGAGCCGAAGTACATTGGCTGGCTACCAGTTACAATGTTGTCGTGCATGTATACATTGCCTGGCTTATCCACTTTAATGACCTGGCCATTCTCTCCGCCACCCCAATCTCGATGCACGTAGTTGTAGCAGAACTCCACACCGTCGAATCCTGGGTATCCACTGAGGGTGACGCCATCGGTATGGTAGTTGTCCATGCCCGTGATATCTTCGATGGTGCCATTAGCATCGAGATTCACTATGCGATCACCTTGTGAGCCATCCACTCCTGCTTTCCATAACTGCTCGATGCTGTTGTCATCGTAGACCCAAGCATACAGCCTAACACTACTATATACCGACTCCACTACTCCCCTATGTCCAGTCGGCGTAGTATTGTTGTATAACTCAATAACGTCTCCTACGTTGAACTCGCCAGTCTGCGTACCATCAATGCGCTCTCGCCCGCGATTCGGGTCAGCATCGTAGATCTCGCAGCCAGAGATGATACTATCCGCGGCGGAGAACTGGAGTACATTGTCGCCGACCGAGTGAATNNGTCGATTACTTGTATCCGCATAGAGGTCGTGCGGTCCGCAGCAACGTGCATGCCGTTCTCGCCGTGCCCACACAGACAGTTGATGATATTAACGTCCGTTGCATAGTTGATACCAACTGAAGTCGATCCAACCTTGACGTACTCAGTCCGCTTGCCTTCTGGAACCGACTGCCATGCGATGTAACAGTTGCAGTCTTCAATATGGACTTCGTGGCAGATCGCGATCTCAGCGCCGCCAGGTAAGTTGAATCCCTTGAACTTGTACTTGAGATGGCCGTGACCGGTCAGGCCGATGTCCTTAATCATGATGACTGTGCCAGCGTCAATGTCCGCTGCCGCGTAGAGTGCAGTCGAGACGGCGGCATCCATCAACTGCATGTTGGGATCGCGGTAGCACTCTCCGAGCCACTTGGCGTAGTTGTAGTAATTCGATGGAGCCCATGTGCTCGCTGCGACAGTGTCATTATGAATGGACACCCAGGTGCCAGACTTGGCGCCGTTCGCCGACTCTGACACGACCAACTCAATCGTATCCGCTGCTATGGCAGACGAGCAGTGGTATCGAAAGCCCAACTGGTCGTCCGTATTTCCGAAGGACGTGGCGCTGTAGTTCTTGTAGCCCATCAGCGCGCCAGCGGAGATGTTGCTGTCTACTGTGAAGGTCACGTAGCCGCTGGCGTCGTCGATACTGACATTGGTCCCAGCGGTCCAAACGTCCGCCTCGTTGCTTGGGTCCCAGTAGGCGGGCTCGCTGGGCCACTTGTCGTCTTGATTCAGGCTCAAGCTCGCAATAGTAGGCGTATGCCCAGCAGCAGCTTGCCAGGTTGTCCACGATGAGCGGTACTGAATGTCGCCAGCCCCGCCAGTGATCCGGCTAAACGCCGCGTAGCTCCCGTTCTTTACGTAGACGGTATCGCCCTCGGCCATCGTTGTACCACCATGCGATGTGCCGATGTACGGGATGGTCTTCCACGCCTTAGCCCATGAAAGGCCGTCGTAGGTATCCAGGCCGTTGACGTCATCGACGTAGATCGTCTTGGCCCCAGCCACCTCCATAATGACCAGCCCGATCAGGATGGCCGTGACGATCGAGACCCACGGGATCTGGCGGTGCCAGGTCGCGGGCGCAGGCTCAGGAGCCTGGTTGCGTCTGTTCGGATGATGGTACTGATGATTGCGCTGTGGCATAGCGAACCTGTAAGTATTCCTGAACAGTTCCCGGCCAAGAAACACAAGAAGGGAGCCGACCGAAGTCGGCTCCCGTGAACCACGTTCCAACCTGGGTTAGTCTGGAGTGTCGTTGTCGTTCGCCCAGGTCCCAGCGTACCCGATAATCAGCCACCTCTTGTCGTCCACAGCCACAAGCGTGACCGACTGACCAGCCGAATCGGTCTTGCAGGCCAGATACTTCGCCGCAGTCCCGTCGTTGATCGTGTCACCAGCACCGGCCTGGATGTACAGGTCGTCACCGGCGGTGGCGTTGGCATCCACAAAGGTGTAGGTCAGACCTGCGGCAGCAGCAGGAAGCGTAAGGACCACATTGCCTGCACTGCCGTCGTTGCCGTCGCAGACGCAAACCGTGCCGCTCTGAGCAACGGTAAGGGTGGCTTCGTCCGTGAACGTCTCCACCCGCCGCGTACCGAAGATCGTGCCGGTAGAGTACGGGAACCGGATCGTACCCATCGTGCTGTCGAAGGCTTCCGTATGGGCGTTCGAGACGGACACCGTGTCGTTGCCCACCTTGAAGTCATACTGATCCGCGCCCCACCAGTGGAACGCTCCGCCAGATAGCGTGGTGTTCGTGCTGGCCTTGGTCATAGGCAAGGTGATTGCCTTGGTGAGGCCACGATCCGCATAGATCGTCTGCGTTGTCGTTGTGCCGGGCAGGTAGATGTAGACCTCGTTGATCTCATCCACCGCCCTGTCCACGTCGTCCAGGACCACTACCCGATGGTAGAGGTAGCCCTGGTTCGCCTGGCCGAATGCGGCTGCGCTCAGGAGCGCGACGCACACAAGGGCCAGGAGACTCACAGTTCTTCGCACCATAGTTGTTGTTCTCCTTTCGTGCGTACACTCGTTGACCTACAGGACCTCGCAGTCGTTGACGATCAGGGCGTAGTCGTCGCCCGGAGTCGAGGTGCCCGGATCGTTGAAGTTGGTCTTCTTCACGCCGTACAGGCACTCGGTCTTGACCTTGAGGTTGGTCACGTCCAGCTTGTCCTCCGCGTAGATCGGCCTCTTGGCCCAGCCCCAACAAAGGGCCTGCGCGCCCAGGAAGATGTTGCGGACGATCTTGCGCCCGTTGGCCGCAGCGTCGGTTGTGGCGTCCCTGTCATCATTGAGGGTGAACCCCTCGGCCAGGGTGGTCCCGCCCGCTCCGGTCCTCTTGGGAATCCGGTCGTACTCCACGTAGAGCACGCCGTCCAGGTAGGCGTTGCCGCCGGTGAACAGAGGATGGTCGGGAGCCTGGGCGTGACACATCTTCATCAGGTCCGCAAACCCGTTGGTGCCAAGCTCGGCCTTCATGGACTCCATCGCAGCCGGATGGACGAGGCAGACGTACACGCGGACGGGCGGCCTCTTGACGTCGAACCGGACGTCGTCGGCCTTGTCCTGCGAGTCCTGCCTGAACCAGCACGGACGGATGCGAGGCGTGGCCTGGATCGCCAGACTCTTGAGCTTCCGGCCGACCAACGTGCCGAACAGGTTCGCCGTCTGCGTACCAGCGGTCAGCAGTGCATCGGATGCGTAGGACACACCCGAGTTGCCAAGGATAGGCGTGGAGTCAATTTCCTGCCCGCCTCGCCAGATCCGGTTGGTCGTGGGAGCCGACTCGTTGATGGTCTCGATGGACGCGCCGCCGCTGTTCTCGTTGTAGAGACCGGCCGCAGTGGTGATCAGGTCGTTCTCCTGGATCTCGGCGTTCCACTCCGCGCAGGAGTCCATCATCTCCTTACGCCAGGCCGCCACACCGTACACGTCGGTAAGCTGCTCGGCCAGGATTCCGCCGGACAGAATGGCAGTCATCCGCTGGTGGACCCGAACGGACATATTGCCCCATTCCATTTGCTGCTCGTTGTTGACGGTGTTGCCGTAGTCGCCCTGGCCAGTTCCAGAAAGCGGCTTCTTGATCTTGAACACAACGTCCCCGCCCGGCTTGCGGGTCAAGTCCTCGTTCTTGAGGATGGCGCAGTGCGGGTCCGTGCCGACCAGGTGAATGAGCCGGTTGTTCGCCAATGCGTAGGCGAACATCTGCGGACTGTACAGCTTGATGACTCTGGGATCGGCCCAGGCGATTTGTGTCGGTCCAGCCATAGTCTAGAACCTTTCTGCCCTTGCGGGCAAAAGGCCGCTCGATCATTCGCTTAGAAGAACCCGGCACGAGACGGAACGAGTTTCTTCACGTCCTCGTGCAGGATGTCCTTGATCGGCGGCGGTGTTTCTTTCTTGCTCTCGGGCGATTGCGGTGCCGCAGGACTCGCAGACCTGGCCGACCCGCCAGGCACTTCGGCGCGGCGGGCCATCTCCTCCTGGTATCGCTTGTGGAAATACTGGCCCAGCGGGTCGCCGGACGAGACGCACTTGGTCAGGCCAATGTTGTAGCGCAGCTCCGGGCCTTTCGCTCCGGCGGCCAGGATACGGGCCTCGTCCTCGGCGGTCAGGTACTTGTGCGTGTTGTCCACGACGGTCGCGTAGTCCAGGCCCACACCAAGCCGCTGCTCGGTCAGCGTGGACCGGAACTGGTCCTCCGCATCCTCGTACTGCCGCTGGAGGGTCCGCTTGATCTCCTTCTGCGCGCGGGCCTGGTACTGCTTGACAAGCCAGTCCTCGTGGGCCTTCTGGACCTTGTACGGGATCTTCACGTCGTCCGGGTCCTCGCCGGTCTGTGCAGAGTAGGTCTGCACGTAGACGTCCAGCGGGTCCGGCTCGGCCTGGGCCGTACTCTCGGCAATGCTGTCCAGCCGATCTTCCAGGTCCTTGATCTTGCGCTTGAGTTCCTGGTTCTCCTTGCGAACCGGGATATGAGCGCCGAGCGGGATCATCACCGGCGGCTTGTCCGGCACGGCCGGAGGGACCGTCACTTCCGCGGCCAGTTCAGGTGTTGCAGGTTCTGCAACAGGTGTCTCCGGCTGGACGGGCTCGGCCGGCGTGTCGGGCACGACTGGCAGCGTAGGCTGCTCGGCCGGTATCTCCACGACAGGCTGCTGGTCCTGCGGAACCGTATCGCCCTGTAAACTTTCCAAATAGCTCATCAGGTGCTCCTATTCCCGGCGGAGTACGCCGTAGACGTGGGATTGGCCGCCCACGGGTCGGTTGTGGCTGGGAACCGCAGCCACCGCGGAACTCGCACGAAACCGTCATGCGAGGGACGGAAACGCCGACTTGGCGAAGTCCTCTGGCTGCGGGCGCAAAAAAAACGGGCACTCGTAGTGTTCGTGGCACCACGAATGCCCGTCTGGTCTTGCCTTGCGTCACCCTCGGACTGGCCGGTCCTCGGATGAACCCGCATCTAGGTTGTTGAAAGAGCCACTCTACGAGGTCAGATCATGGCGAGACCTCGGTATGCGTACCGCTCTCACGACTCCTTCTGCTCCTTCTTCGGTGACGCGGTATTGGCCGCGCGCACACGGTAGTCGGCCAGATCCCGCATCGTCATGTCGGTCAGGAGCGTACGCCCGTCGTTGGCGAGCTTCTCCAGGTGCGCCCAGGCCACCTTCTCCTTATCCGTCAAGGGAGAGGCCAGGTACTCGGCTCGGGCCTTGTCCTGCGCGGCCTTGACCCTGGCGGACTCCTCGGCCTTCTTGCGGTCCTCCGCAGCCTGGCGGGCCGCAGCAACGGCACGGGCCCTGTCCACGGCCTCCTTCTGGGCGTTCATGCGGTCGATTGCCTTCTGCACGGCCGGATCGACGGTGACAACTGGCTGCGATACTGCGGTGTTCTTAGCCATCGGATCGTCCTTTCTTCTCGGTGCTTTCCCACGGCCAAGGCACTCTCTCAGGCCGTTTGCCGAATCGCTCCAGTGCTTCCCGCTTCTCTTGGGAATGGTCTACCGCGTACCGATTCACGATGTTGCCCAGACCGCGGAGGTTTATATGCAGGTTCTTGGGCAGGCCCACCTGGGTACGCTTCAGGAGGTCCTCAGTCGAGTACGGGCACGATTTCTTGATTACGATCTGCATCACTTCACCTTGATGTCAGCAAACCCGGCGCGGGCAATCGTCTTCTGAATGGCCTTCACCTGGGCCTTCATCTCGGTAGCCGCCCGCTTGAGTCGTCGCTTGTCACCCTGAATCTCCACAGCCTCGCGCAGGGTCTGGCCATCCTGGCGAGCACGCCAGACAAGATCGTCCTGTGTTGGTGCAGTAGTCGGAACCGTACTCGTCTTCTTGCTTTTCTTTGCCATAGTAGTTGTCTTTACGCCGCATCCACTCCCATCTTGGCCAGGAGCTTCTCCTTGCCCGGAAGGTCCGAAGCCTCCAGGATCGTCTCGGGCGGGAGCATGATTCCCAATTCTCGGAACACCTTGGCCATCTCCAGGGTATCCTGGAACCGCTGGAGCCTGGCGGTCGGGCTGGACGGCGAGGTGGCAACACTGGCGTAGTAGCGGCCTGCCTGCACGTTGCGCATGGCTCCGATCAGGGCCTTGATAGCCATTGGCTTGGCCATCTCGTCGATCTTGGCCATCATCGCGGACTTGGTCTGGGCCGTGCGCTCCAGGGTCTTGACCAGGTCCTCCCGCTCCTCCGGCGGCATCGTGGCCAGTTCGGCCTTGTTCACCTGCGGCACTTGCGGTATCGGAATCTGCGTAGCCTGGCTGACCGCAACACGGGCCTCGTCCAGCAACTTCGGGTCCAGCAGGTTCTTTTCCTCGATCACGCGGGCAATCTCGCCGTCTGTATAGACATCCGTACCGCAGATCGCGGCGCGGACCAGTGTGCCGAGCATGTTGGTACTGTGGTCAAAGTTCAGCAGGATTCCGCTCGTGCCCTGCTTGGACTGGGCGTCCAGCAGGCTCAGGGCGTACCCGCTCATCCGCTTCTTGTCGATGTCCGGTGCTTCCTTGCGGATGTTCGTGATGAACCGGGCCTCGTCCTTGGCAATGCCGATCATGCCTTCCATGCCGGACGGGAACGGAACCGCGTCGATGCGGCTGACCGCTCCGCCGAACTCGTCCTGGACAATGACCTCGCCGTCCTCGTTGCCGTGGGCCTTGAGCCATGCCCGGCGTGCCGGATCGGCGGCCTTGACGAGCCATTGCCGGTTGGCCTGGCTGTTCAGGATGTTCAAGGACTGGCTGCGGGCCACATTGATGAGCTTCTGCGTGCCGATCAGGTCGTCTACGATGGTCGAGGCGTACCCGTTGTCGAAGTAGGGATAGAACGGCACGATGGGAAACATGGTCATGCCGTTGACGGTCAGGTTGAGCTCGTCGATCTGGTGTTCCAGCAGCACGCCGTCGCAGTAGATCGTGTGGTTGAGTACCTGCGTCACGGTGTCCTTGATCTCGTAGACGCCAGGGTACTCCTTCATGGCCTTCTCGATCTTGGCCCTGTCCTTGGAGTCGATCAGGAGGATCGGCAAGGCGTCCTCTGTGCGGAGGTCGTAGGCGTACCAGACCTCGCGGGCCTCCAGCCACCAGCAGTGCGACAACTGCACCTTGGTCGCCGTGAAGTCCTTCCAGCCGGAGGTCTGGATCGTGCCGGTGGAGTCCTTGCCGGACAGGCCGAACGCGGCCAGGCCGCGGTTGACCATGCTCGACACGAACGCCATGCCAGCCATCATGCGGGACCTGGGCGTGGCCAGCCGGTCGGACAGTTCCGGGTAGAGCTTGGCCACCAGGTTGCGGTCCATCCAGGGCGACCAGATCACGTACTGGGCACCCTCGCCCGGCGTGTTCGGGTCGTACTGGCAGCAGGTCGGGTCCCACAGCACGTCCTCGGGCCGAAGTGTGCGGATCTCCAAATCGCCACGCAAAGGGTCCCGGGTCTTGGTCAGGAACACACCCAACTGCCCGGACGAGGTAGTCACGCCGTCCTCAAACCAGTGGACGGACTCGAAACGGTAGGCTTCGTCGCTCAAGCAGTGCTTTATCAGGGCCGTCTGGAGGTCGGCCAGGATCTTCATGCCGCCGTGGTGGTTGACCAGGGTAATGTCCCTGGGCGACTGGGCCACTTGGCCCACCAGGTCCATCACGAACGGCCGGATAATCGGAACGGTCAGCGAGAACTTCTTCTTGAGCCGGTTGTGTTCCTCATCGAACGGGTCCCACTGGTTGCCGACCTTGAAGTTGCGGTTGATGGCAATACGGTCCTGCAAGTCCGCGTTGCCCGACTCGGCGAGGGACTGGTACTTCTGCACCGTGAACATGATCTCGTCACGGCGTTGGTCCGTCAGGTTCTCGTCTTTGTAGGCCATATCGCGGACCCTAGAATGCCATCGGGCTCAACGGAGCCATGTCCTCGTAGTCCGAATAGATCACAGGCTTGTCACCGATCACCTGCGGCTCGACGTACCGCAAGTGCCACACACCCTGGATGTAGGCGTCTGCGTAGTCCGGGCTCTTGCCGTTGTGCGCGGCCTTGATCTTGTCCTTGGGCGAGATCATCACCCGCTGGCCGCGGAACTCGTAAGTAGACCACGTCATCTGATCGGCCACCTTGTCGTAGACCGTGGCCAGGACCGGGTCTTGCGGCCTTGGAAACGTGAAGATCGCCACGCGGTCGGTGTCGAAACAGCCGGTAGCCAACATCTTGCCGACCTCACTGTGGATCTGGGCACGGAGGTTGACGTACCTCTCCGGGTCCGTGCTGGCGTCCGCGGGCCGGTACGCGAACGTGTTGCGCCCGTGGGCACGCAGCGTATCGACCACACCCGGGTATCCGGTCTCCTCCACCACTATTGGGCAGTTGCCCATCTTGGTCGCCATCGTCTCACAGGCGGACACGATCCGCTCCTCCGGCGACCAGGGCAACGTCACAGCATCCACCATCCTGGTGTTCTCCAGGCCCAGGATCACGCACTCGTCGTCTCCGAACCGGGCCGGATCGCAGGTCACAAGCCGCTTGATGAATGGCGGGCCTTGCCTGCGGGCCGCAGCAGCGGTGATCCACTCCCGCAGCACCACCTGATCGACCGCGCCCAGGGCGTCCCAGCAGCCGTCACGGTAGGCGGCCAGGAGGTCCGGCCTGTGGCCGAAGGCATCCTCCAGGGTTTGCAGGTAGTTCGCGGGCAGATGCTCGTTGTCCTTGTGCAGGGCCGGGATGAAGGTCTTGCCCGGCTTGCTGGCACGGATAAACTCGTCAATCAGCCAGCATTGGCGAGGGTTTGCAGAGAACAGGCCGCGATACGGCAGGGACTCCAGTTCTCCGGTCCTGTAGTTGCGGACTCGCTTACGTCGTGCGCCCAACAGGGCCGCAACATCGTCCTTGCTGGTCTCCTCGGCCTGATCCAGTGCAATCATGCCGAGTTCGGCCGAGTTGAACCGCTCCAGGTCGGAGCGATTGTCCAGGCCGGAGTAGTCAATCGCCACACGGTTGTCGATGCAGATATGGGTCGGATAGCGTGACGTGGCGGGCTTGAGCGTGTAGCACGACGACGGAATGATGTCCTTCCACGTAGACAGGGTCGTTCCGACAAACACCGCGCCGACCTTTCGGCCCATCCAGGCGACATGGACAGGATCGTTGGTCTTGGGCAGATGGAAGTGTTTGGCTACTTCGATTGCGTAAATGTACGTTGCTGCACAGAGGAATACGCTCTTGCCGCCTCCCCTTCCGCCTCCGAATAGCACGTCTACCGGCTCCCTCTCATTCTGGACATTCTTCCAGTCATCGTCGGTAAAGGGAATCCGCAGGGCTTGCAGGGCTTCCCACTGCCGTTTGGTCGGCCGGAACTCGAATGCACTATCCTGCTTGGCCATCTGTGCCTCCAGCAGGGCTCGTCACAATCACAGCCGAGTCCGGCGCAATAATCGTGATCTGTGGCGGTCGGTCCACGGTATTCGGAGCCTTGCCCTCCAGTAGCCCCAGGTGTTCCATCAGGGTCTTGGACGCCACGCCCTTCGGGCAGAAGTCAAGGTCTACCGTCACGTCCTGTCCGCCGTCCTTGGCGTAGCTGATCCGTACCCTACCGCCCTCGATCACGGCCCGCTCGTCGTCGGTCAGATCCGAGAAATCCACCTTGCCATCGACGACCTTGACCTTGGCCACGATGGCGGTACGGTCCACGAACGCCTCTCGGGCCTTCTGTGCGAGTACGTTGGTGGTCGTGACCATCGCGGCGGTCGAGAGTTGCCACCGCAGATAGGCCAGGTAGTTGTGGACGTGCCGGTTCTTCAGACACAGACAGGCCAGGGTCGCCATCCGCCTGCGCTCTTTTTCAGGCAACGATGACAACTCCTGGCCCGTGCGCACCAGGGCCATAGCCTTGGTTGCAGAGCCCTTGCCTCCGAGTTCGATGTACTTGTGGATGAACGCTTCCTGTAGGACACTCAACCTGCGCCGCAGGCAGTCGGGAGCCTCCGCCTCGATCTCGGATAGACCTCGGGCGTGGTCTTTGGCCAACATGTCTGAGCGCGCAACCTCATTCATTCGCCTACTATTATAACATATTTTAATACTGCTGTCAAGACAATTTATGGCAATATTGCTGGCTGTGGCACGGCGTTTATAGTGCCAAGAGACGCGGATTCACCGTAAGTATTTAGAAGGGCAGATGTTACGGCTTTTTGAGTACCTCGTTGGAGTCACAAGAAAAGACCGCTTCTTATGACGGCGGCGGGCCTCGCGTGCGCCGTGCGGCCTCGTGATCGTTTTTGTCTTCCTGCCGGCCGTGCCTGCGGGTATATTGTGCAGACGGTCACTGAGTGAAGGGAGGTATGAATGCCGTTTGTAACTGAGAGTGGACGACCAGATAAGGGTGGCTCGCCGGTGAATCTGGCAAGAATGCCGGTCTCGCTGCAACGCAGGCTGGCTCCGCTCTATTCGGTTCAGGGCGATGTGAAGAAGTACCTTGCCGTGGATCAGCTCTACACAGGCGATGCACGTAGCCTGTTGAAGAGGATCGAGCCCAATAGCATTGCGGTGAGCGTCTGGTCTCCTCCGTACTTTGTGGGCAAGAGTTACGAATCGTACCTTGATTTCACCGGATGGCAAGAACTGCTCGCGGAGGTCATAAGGGACCATTTCCCTATCATCACGCCAGGAGGTTTTCTGGTCGTGAATATCGCGGACATTCTGTGCTTCAAGGACCCCGATATGCCCAAGGTCCACTCAGAGTCCGTACACAGAAAGGGAAGTTCCGTTACCAGGGCAGATGTTCTTCGCGCGATGTCCAAAAACCCGAACTTTAACCGCTATCAGATAGCAGCACTTCTCGGATGCAGCGAACAGACAGTGGATCGCAGGCTTAATGGCAACAATGTACGTGGTGGGAAGTACGTG